AAAACAATTAAAAAAGTAATTAAAGGCTTAAAGAAAGCTTCTAAATTACATGCTGGTCAAGCTAAAGCGCTAAAGGGAGTTATCGGTGGCAAGAAAAGATCCTAAAGTAGGCACAGGTAAAAAACCTAAAGGTTCTGGAAGAAGACTTTACACAGATGAAAACCCAAAAGATACTGTTGGTATAAAATTTGCAACACCTGCAGATGCAAGAGCAACTGTTGCAAAAGTTAAAAGAATTTCAAAACCGTTTGCAAGAAAAATACAAATTTTAACTGTTGGCGAACAGCGAGCCAAAGTTATGGGTAAATCACAAGTCGCTGCTATATTTAAGAAAGGTAAAAATGCAATTAGAAACCGTAATAAATCGTCTACTTAGACATTTAAATAAACGAATAGAGGAACTATCAATGGCCGTAACGTCCGGGGGTATTGACAGTATGACAAAATATAACTATATAATAGGACAGATAACAGCCCTAGAGGCAACTAAACAGGAACTCTCTAACCTGCTAGAAGATAAGGAGCAACATGGAACAGTCATCGAAATCAACAATAAAACTACCGAATAAAGAACTGGTAGGAGTCAAAAAAGAAAAAGATCTAACAAAAGAAGATTCAAATAAACTACCACAGCCAACTGGTTGGAGGATGTTAGTTTTACCTTTCAAAATGAAAGAGAAAACAAAAGGCGGAGTTATTCTTGCCGAAACAACCTTAGAGAGACAACAAGTTGCGTCACAAACTGGTTTAGTTTTAAGAATGGGTCCAGACTGCTACAAGGACAAGGAAAGATATCCTGATGGTCCTTGGTGCAAGGAAGGGGAATGGGTAATGTTTGCCCGTTATGCTGGATCAAGAATAAGGATTGAGGGAGGAGAGATACGTCTGCTAAACGATGACGAAGTTTTAGCAACCATCAAGAATCCAGAGGATATCTTGCATGAATATTAATATCATAGGAGGAAACTATGCCAACTGAAGAAAAAATGGTTGATCTAGATACATCCGGCGAAGGTGCTGAGATTAAGCTAGAGGAACAAAAAGACGAATCGGTAGTTGATACCGAGGCGCCGAAAGAAGAAGCAGAAGCCCCTAAAGAAGAACCAGTAGAAACGAAACAAGAAGAAGAACCAAAAAAACAAGATGAACAATTAGAAGACTACAGTAAAGGCGTACAATCAAGAATTGCAAAACTTACACGTAAAATGCGTGAAGCCGAAAGGCAAAGAGATGCAGCCACTGAATATGCAAAAGCTGTAGAACAAAAAAGACAAGCTCTAGAAAAACGTTTTGAAACAACTGATGCTAACTACATTAAAAAGTTTGAAACGAGTATTAAGTCTGGATTAGAGGCAGCAGAAAAAGAATTAGCTGCCGCTATTGATTCAGGTGATGCAAAAGCACAAGTTGAAGCACAGAAAAGAATTTCAACTCTTGCTTTTGAAAATGCTAAACTAGAACAAAGCAAACAAACAAAGTCAGAGCAAGTAGTAGACACTCCAGTAGAGATGAGAGCGCCACAAAGATCTGAAGAGGGTATGAATTCAACAGACCCGAGAGCAGAAACGTGGGCCGCAAAAAACTCTTGGTTTGGTGTCGACAGAGCCATGACTTTTACAGCGTTCGAAATTCATAAAGATTTAACGGAAAAAGAAGGTTTTGACCCGCAATCTGATGAATATTATGCAGAAGTAGATAAAAGAATCCGTGTTGACTTTCCGCATAAATTTGCTAAAAGTAATAGTAATCAAACGACCGAGCCCGTTCAGACGGTCGCTTCCGCAAAACGAAGCGTAAAACCAGGTCGCAAAACTGTGAAACTCACATCTTCACAGGTAGCAATCGCTAAAAAATTAGGTGTGCCACTCGAAGAGTACGCAAAACAATTAAAAAACACGGGAGGAGCGTAATATGGAAAAAGAAAACAAAACGTCTCGTGCGAGCCAAACACGGTCAAAATCTGAAAGACCAAAAGTGTGGGTTCCACCTTCATCTCTAGATGCACCCCCTGCACCTGATGGATTCAGGTACAGATGGATAAGAGCCGAAGTTCAAGGCTTTCAAGATACGAAGAACATATCTGGACGATTAAGAGAAGGATATGAATTAGTTCGTGCCGAAGAAGTTGAAAATGCAGGTGACTATCCAGTTCTCGAAGACGGGAAATACAAGGGAGTGATTGGGGTTGGAGGCCTTCTTCTTGCGAAGGTACCAATCGAGATCGCGCAGCAAAGATCGGACTATATGGCTAATCGTCATAAAGACCGAAGCGAAGCAGTAGAAAACGATCTTATGAAGGAGCAGGATCAGAGAATGCCTATCAACGTAGATAGACAATCTCGTGTAACCTTCGGTGGTACAAAGAAATCCTAATTAGGAATTCTCGGGTTAATCCCTATCATCGATTTAACGTTAACAACATTGGAATAGGAGAACAAATACAATGGCAAATAGAAACACGCAAGGTTTTGGACTTATACCTGCTGGTACAATGGGTGGATCTCCATCTATTCAAGGCCAAGGGAAGTACAAAATCAAAGCTGGATCTACAACATCTATTTACAATGGTGCAACGGTAAAACTTGACGGTTCAAACGCAGGTTACGTAACTGCTGGAGATGCAGGATCCCCTGACATCTATGGAGTACTTAACGGTATTTTCTATAACGCAGCAACTACGTTAAAACCAACGTTTGCTAACTTTTACAAGCAACCGATTACACCGGCAAATAGTGAGGACATCACAGCTTTTGTAAACGACAATCCGTTCCAGCAATACGTTGTAGCGACTGACGATGCAGCTGCCCAGGCAACTCATCTGATCACGTATGATATGAACACTGCAAGTGGTGATGACACAACTGGTAGAAGCACTAACACGCTTGATATCGGGGACACATCAGCAAATGCAAGTCAATTCAGATTAATAAGATCTGCAGAAGATCCTGAAAATGAGGATGCAACTGCGGCTTACTACTCTGTAATTGTCGTATCAAATACGAACGCATACAACGGTCATAATTAATAGGAGCATATAGACTATGGCAATATCACGATCACAGCTAGTTAAAGAACTAGAACCTGGCCTTAATGCACTATTTGGGCTGGAATATAAAAGGTATGAAAATCAGCATGCTGAGATTTATACAAATGAAAACAGTGACAGAGCTTTTGAAGAAGAAGTAATGTTATCTGGTTTCGCTAACGCACAAGTGAAAGGTGAAGGTGCAGGCGTATCTTTTGACGAAGCACAAGAAACTTTCACAGCGAGATACACTCACGAGACTGTAGCTTTAGCATTCGCAATCACAGAAGAAGCTATCGAAGATAACCTCTACGATAGACTTGCTGCTAGATACACGAAGGCTTTAGCAAGATCTATGAGCAACGCGAAGCAAGTAAAAGCAGTAGAACCATTAGTTAATGGATTTGGAACTTTCAAATCTGGCGATGGTGTTGCTTTATTTAGCGCGTCTCACCCAACTGTAGCGGGTACTTTCAAAAATACTCTAACTACAGCGGCAGATCTTAACGAAACATCTTTAGAGCAATCGATGATTGACATCGCTGCTATGACAGATGAAAGAGGTCTTAGAGTTGCAGCAAGAGGAACGAAAATGATCATTCCTTCTGAGCTTCAGTTTACAGCTGAGAGATTGATGAAATCTCAAGGTAGAACTGGAACAGCTGACAACGATATCAACGCAATCGTGTCAATGGGTATGATTCCTCAAGGTTATAGAGTGAACAATTACCTAACTGATACAGACGCGTTCTATATCTTGACAGACGTGCCAAACGGCATGAAAATGTTCACAAGAGCTCCATTGAACACTGCAATGGAAGGTGATTTCGACACTGGCAACGTAAGATACAAAGCTAGAGAAAGATACTCATTTGGTGTATCTGACCCTAGAGGTATTTTCGCGTCACCTGGTGCGTAATAACTAATTAAGAAGGGGGCCGTTGAAGGCCCCCTTTTTTTATGATAGAGAAAAGATAATCATGAAGACATTTCGCGTACAGATACGAGCATACGGTTACTATGCTGATTTCGAGATTGCATCCGAAGACAGTTCAGAAGCCTTTAATAATGCACTAGTTGACAAACTAGGAGAAAATGCTATAACATGGGAAAAAGATGGATTTAGTAATAAATCCAAATTATGGCTAACTTATGAGGAAACCATAGATGCAAATACAAGTCAGAGACCTTTACAAACAGAAGAGAAGTCTCGAGACAGAATGGGCACTGCATCA